TGAAGATATTGCCGGGTTTCGGCCCCAAATTCATATAAGTCCCATAACCCATAGATGTACCCAGCCATGGTGTGCTGTGAGACGATACACTTCGAATATCAACGGAAATAATGGTTCCTATACTAATACTGATGATCATGATACTCCTAAAGAGAAACATGACGCCAGGAAAAGGGAACATAAATCAGCAGCGTTGCGTAGAATCCATTCCAAGGCTCCTGCAGACGGAAAACACAAGAAAGTTACTTGCGGCCCCCCCGCGAGCAGTATTGTGGCGCCTGTAGAGCCAACCGCTCCTACCCTTCCCCGTTTGAAACCTGCCTATTTCCATAATGGGCATTTGTTTCTTATTGAGGACAGGAAAATAAAGCGAATAATGGATAAATTCGAATTATATGAAGGCATAAACCTAAACATCTCTCCGGTTAAGCTCCCACCATTTTCTATGTTTGGTCGGGATTTTGCGGCACGAACTGTACAGTTCACACCTGAATTATATAATTATATGAAGCTGTGCTTGCGTGTGCTCCCCAATGAACCACGCAATTACACTGCATGTCATATGTTTATAGTCGATACCTTTTCTTTTTTTGAGGACGCTCAATTAAGTTTAGATACTCTTCAGGTGTTTTGCTTCAAAAATCAGGTTAGTTCAACGCCTCATAATATAACAGGCATTGCAACGGACTTGGGCATACCAATGTCTTGTGGTTCACTCTTTGTTCAACCGACTGAGTTATCCAATGTACCTGGTTGGTACAAATTCAACCGTGCATGGAATATTGAGTCGAGCCATGGGTTCGAGTTTGAGCTCGGGCCCGATGGAACGATTTTAAAATGTAATTTTAAAACGCACAAGGAGATTCAAATCACGGACAAGAATAAGAGGAGATATTTTTCTTTCACCCCAAAGGAACCCTTTCAAGTGTACGCTAATTGTGCTCATAATGTTGAGCAGGCTTTGCGTCGTTACTTCAAAGTGGTTTCTGGTGGGTGGAAGGAAGAAGAGTTGCGTCGAGCACGTCAGATGAAGCTGATTTCTGGAATTCCAGTAGAAGTTTTATCTAACGTTGCAGATGCACTCGGGGCTAATCTTACCCCGGTTCGCACTCGAAGACGAGAGATTACGGTTATAACCTTCAAACCAGCCTTAAGTTATGGTGAACCCTATGTTCGTTATGATCAAGTTCACCATCATTGCCCCCGCAACAATCAATCCACAATGTTGCGGATCATTGACAAGTATGGTCAGGATCTTCCGGCCCAGATTCATTTTATGAGATTTCAGGACAGCCTTCGAGCTTTCTTTGGACCTTATTGGGACTGGGTTATTGACCACGCTTACTCTCCCGCTTATCAGTGGTTAGATAGTTATGAACTACTAAAAGTTTTAACTTTTTTGCCACATCCAAAGCGGGCGTTATATCGCAATTATGTTGAGAATCAACTTTCTCGCATTATTGCCAATGATGGGCAGATTGAATCCAAATTCAAATGGGAGTTTGGTAAGGTTGGGAAGGTTGGTAGGCTTTACGCTTCCGGTCAATGGTTAACTCTATTTGACCATGTCGTATGCCCTTTTGTTAAACAAATGATGGAACGTGAGATATTTGTAGGAGAAGGTTTCTTGAACAAGATGCCTTGCGACTTTTATCTCGAATTTTGCGATTGTCAGGAGGTTAACAAATGCAATATGATGTATTCTAAATTGTTAGACATGAAGGTCAATTCTTTAAAGTTGGTCTTCTTTAGTGACGATGGTTTTATCATCTATAAGTCACAGTCCGGCATAGAGATTTACGAGACGGATTTCTCTAGTTGTGATTCTACAAATGGCTTCGCAGTTTTTACTGCTTATGCTTATTTGGCCAGTAAGGTCGATCTTCTCGACCGGGCGACAGGAATCATAAAACAATGCGGTTTTAGTACTACATTGCGGAATCCAGATAATAGATCGGAATATGTTACGTTGACACCAACTGAAGGTTTTATGTATTCTGGAAATAATGGGACGACCGGTTTTAACAATATAGCTGAGATTGGATTTTTTAGTAAGCTGTATGACAACTGTGTTGAGGATGGTGGACAAGTGTTGAGTGAGGATTTGATTAAGAAATCAGCATTCGACGGTGGATGGGAAATGACAGTAGTTCGTAGATACAATTTAAATGCTGGAACCTTCTTGAAAAGAGCCTATGACCGTGTTTCAGGCCGGTCTTGGTTAGTTTACGGTGCCATATTGAGGTCCTTCGGTAGTATAGATGGACCTCCTACTCCAGATGCCCTTGGAGTTTCTCCGTCTGAATTCCGTAAGATGAATTTGGACGCGCAGATGTTGGCCCTATTGAAGATGAAAGCAGAATCTTTGGTTAACGAACCACCTTCTCCGATTGTTGAGGCTATTAGAATGCGAGCAGGATTGCAAACCGAGGCTCGACCGTACGAGGTTTCGTACGAGGCTTTGAATGAACGTTACGGTACTACTAATACTGAATGGTACATTCTGAAGCAGTGCATTCTTGATTTACGTCTTGGTGACGTAATCATTAACCCGGCTCTCGAGAAGATTTTCCATGTGGATTATGGAAGCGTGTGTAGTGAAAACCTAACTACACATGTACAGAAATTGGCAGACGTGTCAGTTTTTGATAGGTATCTATAGGGGGGCTATAGATGTCTTTGGATGACGTTAAAAG